TCGCCTACGATTGGGAGGGCTTTTGGGCTCGACCTAAGCAGAAGGTGCCGCCCGGCAAATGGGCGACGTGGCTAATTCTCGCGGGGCGAGGCTTCGGCAAAACTAGAACCGGCGCGGAATACGTCCGGCACTCGCTCAAGCGCGGGTGCGGTCATATCGCGCTCATGGGTCCCACGGTCGGCGACGTGCGTGCCGTCATGGTCGAGGGCGAGAGCGGCATCCTCGCGACGGCCTCGCCTTTCGACCGCGACCTCGATGGCGTCGTAATCGGCCGCCCGATCTATGAGCCCTCAAAGCGACGATTGACGTGGCAGAACGGCGCGCGTGCCTACACCTACTCGGCCGAGGAGCCCGACTCGATGCGCGGCCCGCAGCATGACGCCGGGTGGGCCGATGAAATCGCCGCTTGGTATGACCCGCAAGCAATGTGGGATATGTACCAATTCGGCCTCCGGCTCGGCGATTATCCCCGGACGTGCGTAACGACCACGCCGCGGCCTATCCCGCTTATTCGTGACCTTTTGAAAGAAGCCAAGGGGCCGAATCCGACGACCGTGGTTACAACGGGCTCGACCTTTGAGAACTCGGCGAACGTCGCGCAGAAATTCCTCGACACCATCCGAAAGAAATACGCAGGCACCCGCCTCGGTCGGCAGGAGATTAACGCCGAGGTCCTCGACGATATTCCGGGCGCGTTGTGGACGCGGGCGATGCTCAACCGCGCTCGGCACGGCTCGCAAGGGCAGCGGCTCACCGAGTTTAATATGCCGCGCATGGTGCGCGTGGTCGTCTCGGTTGACCCGTCCGGCACCAAGGGCCTGCCCGGTCAAACGGCGACCGCGAAGAAACGCGCCGCGGCAATGTCGGACGGCCCGAACGATGTAGGAATCGTGGTCGTCGGGCTCGGGGAGGACGGGCTCGTCTATGTGCTCGCCGATCTAACGTGCAATCTAAGCCCAGCGGATTGGGGTCGCGTTGTCGCCGAGGCGTATCACTATTGGAGCGCCGACCGTATCGTCGGCGAAATCAATTTCGGCGGTGCAATGGTCGAGGCCGTTATCCGCTCAATCGACCCGCTCCTCCCGTTCAAAGAGGTCACGGCCTCGCGGGGCAAGACCGCACGCGCGGAGCCGGTCGCCGCGCTCTACGAGCAAGACCGCGTAAAGCACGTCGCCACCGTCAAGGACGATTTCGATTCGCTCTTGCATTTAGAGGACCAGCTTTGTCTATTTGCCGTTGACGGCTATAAGGGCAAAGGCTCGCCCGACCGCGGCGACGCTCTCGTTTGGGGCGTTACCGAACTCGCGCTCGACGAGAACGCCTATTCCCTCGACGCCCTAGTGTGAGGCACGCATGGCCGAAAACGACAAAATCCACCGGGTCGTCGGCGACAAGCTGATAAATCTGGCCTCCTCGCTCGGCACCGACAAGGACAAGGCCAGCTTTTTCAATTTCTACTTTCAGGAGCTAGACGCGGGCGTCCTCTCGAATATGTATCGAGGGGATTGGATTTCGCGGAAGGCCGTCGATATTCCGGCCGAGGACGAGACGCGCGAGTGGCGCGCGTGGAAGGCCGACGCGGTAAAGAAAACCAGCAAGAAAGCAAAGCAGCCGGGCAGCGACGAGGACGGCGCGGAGGCCCGCAAAAAGGGCGCGCGCAAATTCGGCGACCGCCTGCCGCTGCCGGAGCCCGGCGAGACCGACCGCCTTGAAGGCGAAGCCACGCAAATCGAATTGCTTGAAGCCGAGGAGAAGCGCCTCGACGTGCAGGGCAAGGTACTCAAGGCCCGCAAGCTGGCCCGGCTCTATGGCGGGGCTGTTATCATTATCGGGACCGGCGGCGACGCCTCCAAGGAATTGAAGCCGGAGAACGTCAAAAAGGGCGACCTGAAATACTTGCTCGTCCTCAACCGCTGGGAAATCACGGCCGGGGAAATGGACCTCGACCTATCGCAGCCGACCTTTGGCCTGCCGAAATACTACGAGCTTCGCGGGGTCAAGACCGAGGTAAAAATCCACCCCTCGCGCGTTCTACGTTTCATCGGTAACGAGCGCTCCGAGCCGTACATGCAATCCGGCGACGGCTGGGGCGACTCGATCTTGCAGAGCGTACAGGACGCCGTGAAGCAAGCCGCCTCGGCCCCGCAAATCGTCAACTCGCTTTTGAGCGAGGCCAAGGTCGATATTGTCGGGATTAAAAACCTCGCCTTGCAGCTTTCGACGCCGGACGGCGAGGCGAAGGTTAAGAACCGGATGCGCGTGAGCGACTTGCTCAAATCGACCATTAACGCGGTCGTGCATGACGCGGACGGCGAGACCTACGAGCAAAAGACGATTAACTTTTCGCAGTTTCCCGAGCTTATTAACGCCTTCCTGCAAATCGCCTCGGGCGCCGTGGACGTTCCCGCCGCGCGCTTCCTATCGACCTCGCCGAAGGGCATGAACGCGACCGGGGACAGCGATTTCCGGCAGTATTACGACACGATCAAAGCGACGCAGAAAAACAAGCTCGCGCCGCTTCTCGCGCCGCTCGACGAAATGCTTATCCGCTCGGCGCTCGGCGACCGGCCGCCGGAGATTTGGTATGAGTGGAATCCGCTCTGGCAAATGAGCGAAGCCGAGCGCGCGGAAATCAACGCGAAGAACGCCGAGACCGCGAAAAAGTACCTCGAAATGCGCGTTATCCCGACCGACGCGATTTCGCAGGGCATCGCAAATATGCTCGTCGAGTCCGGCTTCCTGCCCGGCTTGGAGCAACTTATCGCGGAGAGCGAGACGAGCGTGGCTGATTTTGCCATTAGCGAGGAGGAGGCCGCAGCCGAGGAGGAGGCAGCTATGGCGCAGGCACAGCGCGAGGCGCTTGCGGCGAAGGCTCGCCCGGTCGGCGACTCCTCGGCCCCGCGCACGCTTTACGTCCGGCGCGATGTTCTCAACGGCGCGGAAATCCTGAAATGGGCTCGCGCGCAGGGCTTCGGCAAAACGCTCGCCGCGTCCGACCTCCACGTCACGATTACCTACTCGAAAACGCCGCTCGATTGGCTCAAGGTCGCGCCGGAATACGGCATGGACGATAGCGGCAAGCTCGTCGTGCAGCCCGGCGGGCCGCGCGTTATCGAGCCGCTCGGCGACGAGGGCGCGGTCGTGCTCAAATTCCGCAACTGGCGGCTTGAGGGGCGGCACAAGGAAATTCTGGAAGCGGGGGCAACCTCGGATTATCCCGAGTACCAGCCGCACGTCACGATAACTTACGAGCCCGGGGGCGTGGATTTGTCGAAGGTCGAGCCGTACACCGGCAAAATCGTCCTCGGCCCGGAGATTTTCGAGGAGGTCGTGCCCGGAGGCTTCCGCCCTTTTGATTTCCGCGACTCGTCGCCGGAGGCAATGGCGGAGCTTCGCCGACGCCTTGACGCCTACAACCCTAACCAGCCCCGCGACCCGGCGGGCTCGGAAACGGGCGGGCAATGGTCGAGCGAGGTGGGCCCAATGTCGGAGGCGAAGCAAGCCGAATACGACAAAAAAGCCCGCGAGGAGGTGCTCGCCAAAGGTAAGGAAAACGGCACCGAGAACATAGCGGCCTATGACAAAAACAACGGCGTCTGGATTAAGGACCCGATGGAAAGCGCTACCCGCGCCTCGGCTAAAATGTCGCCGGGCCTTTCCGCTCTCTCAAAGGACCCCGCAAACGCTATCGTTTTGCACCATAACCACCCGAGCGAGGCGTCTCTAAGCTCGCAGGATTTGCTTGTTTTGGCTGGCCGACCGGGCCTCGCGAGAATTGTGGCGCACGGCCCTGCGGGCGGGGTTTATTCGGCGTCGCTCCTGCCGTCTTTCGATAAGCTATCCTTTAAGCGCACGCTTGAGAGTTTCCACGATAAGATTCAAGGGCTTATAGATATGGGCGAGGTGAAAGTCGCCGACGCTAACGATGGCGCGGCCCACCTCCTAAACAAGCAATTAGCGGCCATGCGTTTTATTTCGTATGACTATAAGCTCGCAAAATCGACGGCCGAGGTGGTGCGTCGTGTAGAGAAGGCGATAGCAGACAATGACGATGTTGGTTGACCCGCCCTCGCCTTTCGCGACGCTCGCCGAATGGGAGGCGTTCGCGCAGGAAATGCGCGGACTCGATACGCCAGAGGCCCGCGAGGCGCTCGCCGAGGCGGAAAAGGTAATCGCCGAGAAAAAGCGGAGGCTCTAATTGAACGCCTTTCGTAATTTTGACGGCTCGTTAAATCGCAAATACTTGCGGGTTTCCTTGGCCTATCGCCTCCTCGCGCGCCGCGTAATTGGCAAGGCTCGCGCTCTGGAGTTGCTCGCCAAACGGCACACCCCGAAGGAAATGCGAGTGCTTCGCGCTACCGTCGAGCTTTGGGAAAAGAGCGAGCATTTCCGCAGGGCGGCGATGCTCCCGTGACGATGCACTGGCGCCCCTCACTCCGAGACCTCGCCCGCGCGCAGGGCGTAAGCGGCAAGAGCGGCACGCTCCCCGAAATCGTTTACCCGCAAGGCATCGAGAAGGACCTCGCCGGTATTTATCTCCGCGTCGTGCGCGAGTGGCAGAGCCTAAGCCGCTCTGTCATTCTCCCGGCCTACGCGCTCGCGGTCGCCCGCGATAATCTCCGCCGCGAGTGGTCGCACGCCGACGCCCAGCAAGCGCTCCGCGATCATGCGCGGGCGTTTCTCGACGGCGTTTCTCCGGTCGTGCTTCTCGATGATGTGAACGAAGGCGCCGACGCCATGCGCCGGGCCGAGGGCTGGCTTACGCGGGTCGTGGCGGAATTGTCCTCGGCGCTCGGAACGTGGGCGGTGCGCTCCGAGGAGTATCACCGCAAGGAATTCCGCAAGGGCGTTTTGAACGCGACGACCGTGGACCTAAACACGATGCTTGGGCCGTGGGGCGCGCGCGAGACTATCGAGACGGTCATGGCGCGGAATATGGCGCTTATCCGAAACGTGAGCGACCAAACCCGCGACCGGATTGCGGATATTTTCTTTCGGAATTACCAGCTTCGGACACCGCTCCGCGAGGTCGCCAAGCAAATCTCGGAGGCTACCGGGCTCGCGCGCGACCGCAGCCTCCGCATTGCATCGGACCAAACCGTCAAGATGGCCGCGGCGCTCGACGAGGAGCGGCAACGCGAGGTCGGCATCGACGAGTGGATTTGGCGGCACTCTGGCAAGGTGCATTTCCGGCCGGAGCACAAGGCGCGCAACGGCAAGCATTACAAATGGTCAACCGCTCGCAGCGTATTGAAGGGCGACCTCCCCGGCGTTCTCCCGTTCTGCGGGTGCAAGGCGCAGGCGTATTTTAGGATTTGAGCGGTTTTACAGATTGGTAAAGGCGAACAATGCAGAGCTTTAGCGGTAAACCCTTCCCCCAGCGGCCTTTTGAGATTGAGACGCTCGCGCAGCTTATGGTGGCGCGCAAATGCCGGTCCTATCTCGAAATCGGAGCACGCTTCGGCGACTCGTTCCATTATCTCGCGACACGCGGCCTTGTCGGCAATGACAAATGCCGGGTCGTGGCGGTCGATTGGCCGGGGCAGGCGTGGGGCAATAAGGATAGCGAGGCGCTTCTCCGTAAGGCGGCCGATGCGCTCAATATGCGAAACAGCACTCATGCGACCGTGATTTGCGGCGATAGCCGGGCGCAAGAGACGATTGACGAAGCCGAGCGCCTCGGTCCCTATGATGCGGTATTCATCGACGGCGATCATACCGCCGAGGGCGTGCTTGCCGATTGGACGAATTACGGCCCGATGGCGCGCAAGCTCGTCGCCTTCCACGACATAGACGCCGACTCGAAGCCGAAAAAGAAGGCCGCCCGCTTCGGCGTCCCGGCGCTCTGGCGCGAATTGAAGGCGACCCGGCCGCACGTCGAGATTATTTCGAGCGAGCGCCAGATGGGAATTGGAATTCTTTTTGTGGAGTGAGGCCGTGCGAATCCACGTTTACCTAAATCGCCGCTCGCCGCTCGGCCATCCGTCGCCAGAACTTGTCGCCGTGGCCGAGGGCTTCCGGCGGCACGGACTCAATCCGATCTTGCGCGCGAAAGACGATATTGCCGCCTGCGACGTTTCGGTCGTGTGGGGCGCGCGCAACCG